CCCTACCTTGGGCTTATCGAGGAAATCGGGGAAGTCGCAGGAGTCCTAGCCAAAGCCGAACGCGACAACGGAGGCGTGATAGACGACGAACGGCACGAACGCCTACTCAAAGAGTGCGGAGATGTGGCTTGGATGCTGGCCGCAATCGCGCGGGACATGGGGCGACCACTTCATGACTTGCACGGCCCGGATTTCGCGAGTGAACCTGAGCCGTACCCGCCTGCGGTTCTTACGCTCGTCAGCACCTTAGCGGCTTACGCGGGTGGCTTAGCGAAGTGGCAGCAGTACAATGCGAGTGATGATAGGGAGGTGCTGGAGGCGTTCGAGGACTGGCAGACGCTGTGCTTCGCGCTTGGTTTCTCGCCAGCTGAGGTTGCGCGTGCGAATATTGTGAAGCTTCGTGACCGGCAAGCGCGGGGCGTGATCCATGGGGAAGGAGACAACAGGTGACGTTCCTTAATGGGTTGGTATTGGTGATGATGGGAGCCGCGTTTGGCTTCGTCATTGCTGCGGTTGCGAGTAGTGCGGGTCGGGCTGATGAGCGCGCGGAGTTAACACGTAAGCAGGAGCGGTTGGCCGCGAAGTACGCGAGTCTTGAACGGCGTTACCTTGACCTTGTGGAGTCCACTATCACTCGTGAGCACCGCGAAATGGCGAACTAGGGGGAAATATGCACGTAGCAGTACAAGTTGCACTCATCATCGTTGGAGCTTGGGTAGTAGTAGCCAGCATCGGCGCGTTCGTAGGCTGGCGCATCTACCGGCAGGGCATGAAAGACTACGACACGAAAGCACGGGAAGCGAAGGAACTTATGAGGGAACGCCGGGAGGAACGGCACCGCAACTGGGAGCAACGCGCAGGGGACATACTCGAAAAACCACGCCGTGACTGAAATTATCCCGTGGTGGTTGAAGCTCTTGGCCGCCACGGGCCAAACCCTGTTCCTGGCGCTCGTTGTCGTTACAGTTGTAACGGCGTGGAAGGTAATCACAAAAAAGTGGAAACAATAAACCCACCCACCCCCCTGCCTCGTCATTGGGCGCGCCTAATCGCAAACGAAATCGTAAGTGAACTACGCCGGTCGGGCTGGCGAACGCACAAAACCAGCAGAGCTTGGAACCCCACGGGCAACCCCCGCAGCTCCTACGGCAGCGCAGCACCAGTCACCCGCTCAAAGTTGCTCACGAACACCGAGACGTTCGAGACTATCAAGTTCACGCGCGGCACCGTAGATCCAGTCCCGCCTCTTGGCGTGCCGCCGCTCGTGTGGACAGTCACGCTGGATTGCCTCGCTGCGCTGGAGGAAGCGCAGATTGTGGCGTTTGGCGTGTTGTGTAACCGTAACCGGCGGGACAGTCCGTTTCACACTCGCCGTAACCGTCATGGGAACCTCACAACGACGACGAGCGCCAGCTGTTCGCATGAGGAGCGGGAAGCGGCTCTGCTTGTTGCGGGTGCTGCTAGCGTGCGGGTGGTTGATGAGGTTGACTACTGGGATGCATTATCAAGCGACTTTGATGCGGAATTAACCATTAGCCTACTGGAAGGGAACGCCGATGTTTGAGTTGTTGAGTGATAAGGGAGTTGCGAAGCGCGCGGAGTCCGTTGGGACTGCCACGCGGTACGAAGTCACCCCACCCCTGCATGGCTACGCGGTGATTGAGTTGCAGGAAAGCCATGGCACGGTGTTCGTGCGGAGTGTTGAAGCGCGACCCGTTTACCTGCACGCACCAATCCGGGGCGCAACCCTAGCGGAAGCACTATGCAAGCTCGGGTACGTGCTAGACTGAGCGTAGCGGCGTTACCAGTACACGACAAGGCAGCCGCACCAATAACAGCGCCCCAGCCTCTTCCACTGGGGCGCAAACACGTGTAGTACAATCACCTTACGGGATACCCGCCTAAACGAGCGGCAGCCCCTCCCCGTTGCGGGATGTGGGCTGCCGCCTTTTTGTTGCAAGGTAACGCTAAAACGTGGTATAGATTCTATAGCATCCCCACAAGTCGAAAGCCAAAAGCCCGAAACGCTTACGAATCAAAAGCCGAATGAGAAAAACCCTAGCGGCTCGACTTACGAAACGAAAGAAAGGGGCGAAGCACCATGACCAAACTCAACGCAAGACAACAAGCCTTCGTCCTCGAATACCTCATAGACCTAAACGCCACACAAGCCGCAATCCGCGCCGGATACAGCAAACGCACCGCCTACAGCCAAGGCCAACGACTGTTGAAGCATGCTGAGGTAAGCGCAGCCATACGAAAAGGCCAAACCGAACGCGCAGAAGCCACCCAGGTGAGCGCTGAAATGGTGCTGGAACGCCTCCGGCTAGAAGCGGAAGGCCAAGGCCCCGACACGAGCAGTGGAGCGCGAATAAGAGCCGCTGAACTACTCGGGAAGCACATCGGCATGTTCACAGACCGGCAGGAGCACACCGGTGACGTTCGTATCCGCATCATCCGCGAATAACCCGCCCACCCTCGACCTGCGCCTCCCAGTGCTTCACCCCGCGCAGGTGCGAGTGCGCGAGGAAAGCCGCCGATTTAATGTTTACGATTGCGGCCGAAGGTTCGGCAAGACAACGCTCGGCCTTGACCTGCTGATTGATGACCCCCGTGGGAAGGGCGCCCTGCACGGGTACCCCGTCGCGTGGTTCGCCCCAAACTCGAAACTTTTCGACGAAGCATGGTGGGAAGCCGTGAAACTCCTGCGGCCCATCACCACGCGCGTGGACAGCCAGAAAAACCGCATCGAACTCATCACAGGCGGCGTGCTGGACTACTGGACACTGCACAACACTGACGACCCCGGCCGAGGCCGGAAGTACGGCAGGGTCTTCATTGACGAAGCCGCGATCGTGCCCAGTGAACGCCTGCGAAAGCAATTCCAGGAGGCGATCAGGCCGACCCTCACTGACTTCGGTGGCGCGGCTGACTTCGCGAGCACACCAAAAGGTGCCGGGTTCTTCCAGGAGCTTTTCGAGCGTGGGCAAGACCCGAACGAACCAGACTGGATGAGCTGGCAGCTCCCGACGACGGCGAATCCGCATATTGACCCGGCTGAGGTGGAAGCCGCGCGGTTGGAGCTCCCGTCGGCTGTGTTCAGGCAGGAGTACCTTGCGGAGTTCGTGACGGACTTTGGTGCGGTGTTCAAACCACCCGCGTACTACGACCCGAGCGAACTGCCGAAGGACGGGTATCGGGAAGCCACTGGGTGCGATTTCGCGTACACGTCGAAGGCTGGTGACTGGACGGTGTTCCTCACCGGGCGCCTCGTGAACGGCGTCATCTACATCACGGACTTGTACCGCGCTCAGGCGGAAGCCACGGAATGGGCCCGACACCTCCAGTTGCGGCCCCACCCGTTCGCGTTCATCGGCGGCCAAGAGAGCGGCATTGCCGCGTTCCTCCGCAAAGACTACGGCATCAACCTGAAAACCGAGCGCGCTGCGACGGACAAGCTCGCCAGGGCGCAGCCAGCGGCAGCCGCGTGGAACCGCGGCGAAATCAGGCTCCCAGCCGGCACCAGCATGGCCACCGAAATCGAGAGTGAAGTTCTCGCCTTCACCGGCGACCCCCGAACCGACGCGCACGACGACATCATCGACGCACTCGCAGCCCTACACCACGCGCTGGTGGGCAGCACCCGCAACCACCAATTCGTTATCTCGTAGGAGGTCGACCTGTGAATCCAATTAAGCGCCTCGGCCTCTGGCTCGCCGGGGACACCGAACAAAAAAGCCGCAGCACCAGCGAGACGCTACCCAGGTGGCAGCTCGGGAAGCCGTACCGGCCGCCCCTGACTCAACTCACCACACGGGAAGCAATCCAGCGGGGCCAGGCCGGCATCGTGTACGCCTGCATCCGCCTCCTCGCGGACACGGCAACGTCAGTACCGTTGCACGTGTACAAGCGCCGTGGCGAAGAATGGGACTACGTCCCAGAGCACCCCCTGCAACTGCTTCTGAACAGTTCCAACACGAAACTCACCAGGCGCCGCCTGTACTACCGTGCGGTTCAGCACCTGCAACTCACCGGCAACGCGATCTTCACGAAAGTACGCGTACCGAAGAGTGGCCCACCCACGCAACTCTGGCCAATCAACCCGGACCTTATGAAGCCTGTGCCTGACGAGCGGGACTTCATCAGCCACTGGGAGTTGACCGTCGACGGGCGGCGCATCCGCATTGAAGCGCGGGACGTGGTGCACCTGCAGCTGGAGAATCCCGAAACACCCTGGTGGGGCCTCGGGCCGCTGCAAGCCGCGATGCTCGACGTGAGCCTGTACTCCGGCAACAAGGCGTGGAACCTCCGCACCGTCGAGCGTGGCAGTGTCATGCCTGGCGTCCTCAGCGTGCCCGAAGACCTGAGCGCCGAGCAGTGGCAGCAGTTGCGGGAGCAGCTGGACGAGCGGACGTTCGGGAAGGAAGACGCCGGCCGGGAGTTAATCCTCGGCAGCGGCATGACATACACCAGAATGTCCCTCACGGGTGAGGAACTCGGCTTCCTCGAAAGCATGCGGTTCGGGCGGGAAGAAATAGCCATGATCTTCGGTGTTCCCGCGCCACTCCTCACCCCGGAGAACGCCACGTTGGCGAACGTGGAAGCGTACGACCGGCAGTTCTGGCACAACACAATCGTCCCGCCGAACACGATAATGGCGGACATCCTCACGCATAGCCTCGTGCCGGATTACGACACGCTCGACGACCTCGTCATCCAGCACGACTACAGCGCCGTGCCAGCAATGCAGGACAGCCTCAACGACCAGTCCAAGGTTGCAGTGCGCCTCATCCACGCTGGTTTCAGCCCCGCCGGGGTGAACCGCCTCCTCGACCTTGGTTTCGAGGACGACGAAATCAAACCCGACACGACCACCGTGCCGCTCCTGCCGGATGACGGGATGACCACCAGAGCCGCGCCCGGCCCCGCACAGGTGAAAGCTGATGACGCGCAGTTGGAAGGCCAGTGGCGGAGTGCGGACGCGGACCGGGAAGCATGGGAAGCAGAAACGCAACCGCACTTCCAGAAGCTCCTCGAAGCTGACGCTGACGCAGCCCGGGGCGCGTGGCTGGCTGGTGAGTCACTCCGCGACGTGCAAACGGCCCTGGCGGGTAACCACGCAGCGTGGGAGGCGACCCTCACCAGCGTCTACGTGGAAGCCGGCCAGCATTTTGCTGAGCGAGCGTACGACCGCCTCAGCCCGAAAGCACGAAAGGCACTGGACCCACTCACCATCGCCACAACCTGGGCAGAAGCCCTAGCCGCCCAGAAGGTAGTGCACATCAGTGCAACGACCATGAGCCTCCTACAGGACACCATCGCCCGGGGCCTCACGCCGGACGCAGACGGTGTCCGCCAGTCAATCGACGAAATCGCGAGTGAGCTCCACAAGGTGCTGACCGAATCCAGCGTCACCCGAGCGTGGACGATAGCCCGCACGGAACTCGGCGCGGCAATGAACTACGGGCACCAGGAAGGCGCCAGAGCCGCGGTGGAGGAGTACGACCTGCCGCTGGTGAAGGTGTGGGCCAGCAGCTTCGACACGCGCACCCGCGACTCCCACCTGAGCCTCCACGGCGAAGTGCGGGAACTGGACGAACCATTCAGCAACGGCCTGCAGTACCCAGGCGACCCCACCGGGGACGCTGCCGAAGTAGTGAACTGCCGTTGCGTAGTCAGTCACCGCGTCAGACGCTAGTTCGGCCCCACACCCTCATCCTCATCATCGTCTGCGCCCGGTAAGGGCGGAAAGGAGTCCACAAGATGGAACTCAAGACCATGCCCACCAAGTTCGACACGAGCACTGACGGGGAGATCCACGGTTACGCCAGTGTCTTCGGCAACCGGGACACTTACGGGGATATCGTCCAAAAGGGTGCGTTTGCCCGCACCATCAACAACGACCGGGGGCGCATCAAGGTCCTCTGGCAACACGATTACTCCAATCCCATCGGCATCCCCCTCGAGATGACCGAAGACGAACACGGCCTGCACGTGAAAGCCCGCATCGCGGACACGGCAGCTGGCCGTGACGCGCTGGCACTCATGCGCGCAGGTGTTGTGAACGAGCTTAGCATCGGGTACGACGCTGTCCGTGAAGAGTACGACAACGAGACGAACACCCGGCACCTGAAGGAAGTCAGGCTCTGGGAGTTCAGCCCCGTCACGTGGGCTGCGAACGAACTCGCGAAAATCACGAGCGTGAAGCAGGCGAGTGACCTTGACCTGATTCTCGACCGCCTGGAGCGCCTCAAGTGGACGCACGGGCGCCTCGAAAGTGAACGCCTCCGCTCCCGCGTGAAAACCGCCATCACCAACCTCGACGCCCTCCTTGTTGACCAAACCCCCGACCCGAGCCTGGCCTCGCCATCCGGCACGCCAGACACCCCCGACGCCGCCTCGAACGACGTTCACGCGGTCCTCGGCAGCCTATCCGCCCTCAACCAGAAACTCACCGCTGCGAGCGTCACACGGGAACTCCGCGCGTTCGCACAAAACCTGAAAGGAAACCAAGTATGAGCACAGAACTTCAGCAGATCCAGTCCGAAATCAAAAGCATCGAAGCGAACCTCATGCCGCTCCTCACCGAGCAGGCGGAGGAAATCAAGAAGCACGGCGAAACCAGCACCGCCACCCGCGACGCCATCAAAGCCCTCGAAGCGAAGTACGACGAGCGGTTCAAAGACCTGGACGGAGTCCGAGACCAGCTGACCGAAATCAAGAAAGACCTCGGCGAAGCCGGCGCCCCCACCGCCAGCCGGAAGGGCGCCCAGGCGCTCACGCCCGGGCAGCGGTTCATCCAGTCGGAGGAGTTCAAGAACGCTGACCTGCCCAACCAGCGGGTCAACCCCGCCAGCGTGGGCTCGTTCTTCGACCGGAAGGCACTCTTCACTGGCGCGCCCGTCGGCCAGGTCGACACGTTCCTCGGTCGCACCCGGCGTTCGCCCGGCATTGTTGAGCAGCCCGGCCCGGATCTGCACGTGCGGGACCTCCTGAACGTCACCACCGACGAAGGCCTCGCGTCTGTGACGTACATCGAGCGGACGGGCGCCAGGTGGGTTGCAGGCATCCAGGAAGTCGAAGGCGACGAGAAGCTGGAGCAGGCCCTCGCATTCACGGAACGCCAGGCGAACCCCGTCACCATCGCCCACTGGATTCCCGTCACCCGCCAAGCCCTGTCCCGCGCAGCGCAGCTGCAGACGTACATCGACGGGGAACTCATGACCGGCCTCGCCCTGCGTGAAGACATCGAACTCCTGTACGGTGACGGCACCGCGGGTCACGTGCTGGGCCTCATGGCAAACCCGAACGTGCAGACGTACTCCCGGGGCGTGGCTGGTGACACGGCGATTGACACGATCCGTCGCGCGGTCACGCAGCTGCGTCTGCTGTACTTCCGCCCGACGGGCGTTATCCTGCACCCCGCTGACTGGGAAGCCATCGAACTGCAGAAAGACCTGGA